AGTATGGCATGAACATGAAAGATATGCAAAAATTCTCTTGACACGGAGGTTAAAACGTGTTACAATAATAGTATAGACACTAATAATTTAAGGAAATTATGAACATAACCATTTTGTCTGTTGACATTAAAACAGTACCTACCGCTAAAGGTAGCTATCAAACCGCTGACGTTGCTTACAAGAACAACTCGTTCCAAGGCAAAGTAGAAGGTAAGAAGGTCATGTCCTTCGGTGCAACCAAAGATAGCTTCTCAACATTGGCTCTTGCACAGCCAGGCGAAAGTTACGAGGTTACAATTGTTAAGAATGACAAAGGCTACAACGACTGGGTCTCCATGGCTAAGGCTGAGGCTGGGGCCAATAGCCCTGCTGTATCGGCTCCTGCTGGTGGTAAGGCTCCTGCAGCAACGCCACGTAGCACTTACGAAACACCAGAAGAACGGGCGCAGAGGCAAGTACTTATTGTACGTCAATCTAGCCTTAGTGCTGCTGTCAATTTGTTACTGGCTGGCGCTAAGACTCCACCACCAGTAGAAAATGTGTTAGCCCTAGCTAAACAGTTTGAAGACTTTGTGTTTGGTAAACAAGCATTGGGTCCTATCAGTGAGATGTCTGACGACTTCCCACAGGTAGATTAATTAATGCAGCGTTTAGTGTAATGGTAGCACACGATTCTGTGAAAGTCGTAGAAACGGATCAAAACCGTAACGTCTGCCCAAATTTAGCTGATATAGTTCAATTGGTAGAATGCTCCTTTAATGGGGTGAATGGGAGTTCGAGTCCCCCTATCAGCTTTCTTATATGAAAATACCTAAACAATTTAATCTGGCTGGTTCTACATGGACAGTCACACAAATACATGATTACAATCTCTTAGGAAGTTGTAACCGTGACACTAGACAAATCATTCTAAAGAAGAATGTTATGCAAGAAGTTAAGGAACAAACCTTCTTCCACGAACTCATTCATGCAATCTTTTACATGTTAGGTAAAGATGAACATGATGAGAAAGAGGTAGATGTGCTTGCTACTTTCCTTCATCACTTTATACAATCTGCGGAGTACTGATGCCTTTAAAGAAATCTAAATCAAGTAAAGCTGTTTCTGAAAACATTAAAACAGAAATGAAAGCTGGTAAGCCCCAAAAGCAAGCAGTAGCAATTGCTTTGGATGTCAAGCGTAAAGCAGGCGGTAAAGTTCCTGCAAAGAAAGGCATGTAATGGTAGCTGCTTGGCAAAAGAAAGAAGGTAAGAATCCAAAGGGTGGGCTTAATGCTAAAGGACGAGCTTCCTATAAAGCAGAGACAGGTGGTACATTAAAAGCTCCTGTTAAGTCAGGAGACAATCCACGACGTGCTTCTTTTCTAGCACGTATGGGTGGTATGCCTGGCCCAGAAGAGAAGGATGGTAAACCTACCCGTCTTAAGCTGTCCTTACAGGCTTGGGGTGCTTCATCTAAAGCAGACGCTAAGGCTAAAGCCAGCGCAATTTCTGCACGTAACAAAAAGGCTAAATGACCACAGCACTAATCGATGCTGACATTGTGGCGTACCGTTGTGCTGCTGCGAGCGAGAATGAACCTGTAGAGGTAGCTCTTGTTCGTACAGATGAACTGATACGTCGCATCTTGTTAGAAACAAACAGCGATACATACAAAACCTACCTCACTGGTAGTGATAACTTTCGATACGAATTCAACCCTGAATACAAAGCCAATCGTAAGGACACGCCTAGACCTAAATGGTTACAGCAAGTCCGTGAATACATTTGTACAGAATGGGGAGCATCAGTAGAGAACCACCAAGAAGCGGATGATGCCATGGGCATTTATCAGATGGCTAACAAAGACACTGTCATTTGTACCATAGATAAAGACTTGTTGATGATTCCTGGAGAACATTTTAATTTTGTAACAGGAACACATCGTGAACAATTTCCAATCCCTGCTATTCGCCACTTCTATTATCAGCTTATCATGGGCGATCGTACTGACAATATATTTGGCTTTGATGGGAAAGCTCGACAAAGCGTCCCCAAAAAGCTCGAGTCTACTATTGCAGAGCTGGAGAGTTACGACGATGAGCTTGACATGTTTGAGTTTGTACGTAATCTTTATGGCGACGATGAACGCCTTCTCATGAACGGAATATGTTTATGGATAAGACGTCAAGAAGATGAAGTCTGGAAGTTTCCTACATGAGAAATGGTGGGAAGTGGACAGAAGCCCGTTACCGAAGCTTTGTAACATCTACACTCAGGGCAGGGAGTCGCAAATGGCCTCCTAAGTATGAAACACTTAATGCTGCCAAGACCGAGAAAAAGATCAATAAAGCAACAGGACGTTTAGCACAACATTATCTATGTGCAATGTGTGAGCAAGAGTATACACAGAAAAATGTGCAAGTAGATCACATAAAGCCTGTCGTTGACCCCAAGAAAGGATTTGTATCTTGGGATACATACATCGACAGAATGTTTTGTGAAGGTAAGAACTTGCAAGTACTGTGTAAAGTATGCCACGTAGAAAAAACTAAACTTGAGAAAGAAATATCAAAGAAATATGCTAATAAATAAAAGTATTGAAACAGAGAATGGCACAGTTAAATTCCAAGGTGAATTAGAACAAGAAGAGTTGGACTTCATTCTAAAGATTGGACTTAACACTTTATTACAGATGGGTGCTATACCGTTTACTTCTAAATATACAGAGACAGACATTGCTTCGGGTAAGTCTGAACATGTCCAATGAGCAACATCTTGTTGGGTATCACTGGCTTAATATACGTCGGTGTATCCTTAGATTACTTCTTCAAGGGTAATGTTGGAATGGCTCTGTCATTCTTTGCCTATTCATTAGCAAACGTAGGATTCATTTTAGCAAATGGCGAAACATTTAGTCCTGCCTGACGTACAGGCAAAACCTGGGGTTGACTTTAGTTACCTCAATAAAATCGGTAGGTATGCTGTCGAAAAGAAGCCTGATACAATCGTATGTATTGGAGACTTTGCAGATATGCCTAGTTTATCTAGTTACGATGTTGGAAAGAAAAGCTTTGAAGGCAGACGTTACATCTCAGATATTGAAGCGAGTAAGAGCGCTATGGTTAGCTTCCTGTCTCCGATATGGGAGTTTAATGCACGAGCTAAGAAAAATAAGGAAAAGCAATACAAACCACAGTTGGTATTGACTCTAGGCAATCATGAAAACAGAATCAACCGAGCTGTCAATGATGATCCAAAGTTGGAAGGAGTTCTTTCTATTGGAGATCTTAATTATGAAGAGTATGGTTGGGACGTTCATAACTTCCTTGATGTTGCTGTCATCGATGGTGTTGCTTATTCCCATTACTTTACTACTGGCCTTATGGGCCGTCCTGTCACAACTGCTGCTGCCTGCCTTAGCAAGAAGCATATGTCTTGTGTGCAAGGACATCAACAGGGCTTACAGATTGCGACAGGTTACAAAGCAGATGGAGGACTCCTCACTTCGGTGATAGCAGGCTCCTGTTACGAACATGATGAAGACTACATGTCCAGCCAAGGTAACAGACATTGGCGTGGGTTCTTGATGCTTCATGATGTACAAGACGGTGAGTTTGACCTAATGCCCGTAAGTCTTAACTACATAAATAAAAAGTATGCTAAATGAAACAGATATAAAAGATTATAAAGAACTAAACACTCCACAACCCGATCCTGTGGAGCATCCCCTACACTACACCGTGCATCCCTCTGGTATTGAATGTATTCAGATTACAGAGCACATGGGATTTAACCTAGGGAATGCTTTAAAGTATATATGGCGTTGTGATCTAAAGAGAGATGCCGTAGAGGACTTACGCAAGGCTATGTGGTACATTAACCGAGAATTGGAGAAGCGCAATGTTAGTAAATGAAATTAATGAAAATGAAGACGGTAGCGCTACCCTACAGGTAACCTTTGCACCAAAAGAAGTGGGCTATCTCTTAGAGAAAGCACTCGTCGACATGCTGCGAGATTACATTGAAAAAACACCTTCTTATGCACATAATGAAACTTGAAGAACTTAAAACACTTATTGTGCATAACTTGGATGTTGTAGAACTGTTAGACATCATAGGACGTGACATATCCGATCTTGTCGAAGCCTTTGAAGACGATGTTAGTGAATGCTTTGACGACCTTGCTAAAGCAGTGGAATGAAAAAGAAACAAGCTAAGAAGCCTTTCTTAGAACGAATACTTCAGGAAAAAGATGCAACAAAAACCATCAGAACCTATCAGCAAAGAGACAAAACCCCACCCATACCGTTGCCAGAAGCATCGTATGTGGATGAAAAGAGGCCATTGTGAACTTTGTTGTTTGGAACACGATGCACTAAAACGAGAAAACGAACTATTGGGTGGCTCCAACAAACCCAAAGTTTTTATAAGGAAAATATGACAGAAACAAATCGGTTCCGTAATTCTTTTGGCGAAAATATCTTTCGCTATAAATATGCTCAAGGCCCAGGGGACACGTGGGATAAGCTGGCTGAACGTCTTGTAGAGGATGTTTGTGGTGCTCGTTGGGGCACAACACAAGCTCTTATGTCTCATGCAGAACAGAAACAGCTCATTGAGTATATCAAGGAAATGAAATTCCTGCCTGGCGGACGTTACCTTTATTATGCAGGTCGTCCATACAAAGCCTATAATAATTGCTATCTGCTACGAGCAGAAGAAGACACAAGAGAAGAATGGAGTGCAGTTACATGGCGTGCAATGAGTTGTTTAATGACTGGGGGCGGAATTGGAATTGACTATTCGAGACTCCGTCCTGCTGGAAAGGCTCTTAGCCGAACAGGTGGCACTGCATCAGGACCTATTCCACTTATGTATGCGATCAACGAAATCGGGCGAAATGTTATGCAAGGAGGCTCGAGACGTTCTGCAATTTATGCCTCTCTTAATTGGAGACATGAAGATGTTGATAAATTCTTGCACGTTAAAGACTGGTCCCCAGACGTAAAGGCTGCTAAGGAGAAAGACTTTAATGCTTTTGCTCCGCTAGACATGACTAACATTTCTGTTAATTATGATGACGGTGCATTCATGATGAAGAACGGAGACCCTGGTAGCTATAGCCTAGCTAACAATCCCGTGTTTGTAGAAAACTGCCGACAGGCACTGATGACAGGAGAACCTGGCTTCAGCTTTAACTTTGGAAAGAAACAGAATGAAACACTTAGGAATGCATGTACTGAGGTTACTTCGGAAGATGACAGTGATGTTTGTAATCTTGGGAGCATCAATCTTGGCAATATCGAGAGTATTGATGAGTTCAAGTCAATTGTACAGCTTGCCTCTAAGTTCCTTGTATGCGGAACTCTTAGAGCGGATTTACCTTACGACAAAGTTCACCGAGTTCGCGAGAAAAATCGGAGGCTCGGACTCGGACTCATGGGGATCCACGAATGGCTACTTAAACGAAGCGCTGGATATACTGTTAGCCCAGAACTCCACAAATGGTTAAAGGTCTATCAGCAAGAAAGCGAGACAGCAGCAAATGAACACTGCGACAGATTCTACCTCAACCATCCCGCTGCATACAGAGCTATTGCGCCTACAGGATCAATTGGTATCCTTGCAGGCACGACTACTGGAATTGAGCCATTATTTGCAGTTGCATACAAACGACGATTCCTTACTGAAGGAACCAAATGGAAATATCAGTACGTTGTTGACGGAACGGCTCAGAATCTTATCACGGAGTATGGCGTTGATCCAAGCAAGATTGAATCGGCTATTGACTTAAGCGAGAACTATGAACAGCGAATCAAATTCCAAGCAGACATTCAAGATTACGTTGACATGTCAATCTCGTCAACCATCAATTTACCCTCCTGGGGAAGTGCTGGAAACAATGACAAGCGCGTACAGTCTTTTACAGAAACTCTTGCAAAATATGCCCCAAGACTGCGAGGTTTTACTTGCTATCCAGACGGAAGCCGAGGCGGACAACCTCTCACGAGTGTCCCCTATGAGGACGCAATAAAGAGCAAAGACATGATCTTTGATGAAGTTGACATCTGTGAATTCACAGGCCATGGTGGAAGTTGTGGCGTATGAGAGTAATTCTTGTAGAAATGATTAACGGTATTCAAATAGGCATTGAGCATGTTACTGGAGATGACGATGAGGATTATGAAAACCTCATTGCTCTAAACATCCTGTGCTTTAGGTTTATCTTTATGAAGATGAAAGAACAATAGGCAAAAAAATAGCCCCCTTGGAGGCACCGTTTCTGGTGCAACCTTGGGGGCTTTTTTCATTTCTGGAAATACCTAGATGCCCAGTTTTTCAACTGTAGCAACTTGTCTGACCCAGAGTTAATTATGTTATCTATGGCATCTGGTCCACGTGTAGGCGTAGCCCGTTCATATACTGTCTTAGCTGTTCCACTGTCAATGTTAGCTTTAGCTTTACGTACCAAGTCAGGATAATCTTTAGCTTCTCTTGCAAGCTGTATACCCAAAGCATTGTTATGTAAGTCCATAGCCTTATCCTCTGGAGCTTGCGCTAGAGAACCAATGACAGGAATAGGAGCTTCATGTAGACCAGTAATAAAGCTAGAGTATTCTGGACTATGGCGTTTAGCTAATACGGCAGAAGCAAGAAGATGCCTTAAAGCGTCGCCCTTACCTCCAACATCCTCACCTATACCATATTCCTTTATAGCAGCCTGTGCTCCCAGCTTTTCTAAAGAAAAAGGATCTGTTGCTTTAGAAAAGAATCCTGGCTTTTCATTATACATTTGTTCTAATGAATCAGCCATTATTCAGCCTCCAAACGGTTACGTAGTCTTGCTGCCTCAATGAGTTGACGAGCATTAGTTCCATTAGCAGCCTTTAACATCATACTCTCTTTGTCAGTCATGGCTTTTTCCATAGCTTTCTTAAAGATTTGATCGTTTGTAATTGGCTCACCTTTTAGACGAGTGTAGAGTTTATTTAACTCTCCAAACCTCTTCATGTCACCTTTCATTTGTGCCACAACAGCCATGTTAACAAGTTCTCCACCCTTCTCATTATAGAGACGCAGTTCTTTGTTAGCCTGATAGGTTAAATCACGCTCAACCACCTCACGCTGGCTCTTTAAACCAGTCATACGACGTAGTTCAACTTCTTCTGGGGTACGGACAAAGGCTACATCTTTATTACCAATATCGGTCGTTTTAAAGACCCCTACACGGCCTCCAGGACGTTGCTGGTAGGTAATACCTACATTAGCTGGAGCCATCTCGTAAGCACCCTGTACACCGCTAGGCAGGATATTCATAACAGCCTGAGCTGTCTTTTCTCTACTAGTTGGGTCTGCAAGAGCTTTACCAGCAGAAACTGCTTGTTTAGCTATATCCACCACTGGACCACCTGGGGCCTGTAACATACCACCAACTCCAGGGGCAGCCACACGAGAAG